TCCATATGGTTTAATCTTAACTTCCTGGGAAGCTACAACTGCTGATGCAGTAACAATTTTATTTGATTCCCCCCCTTCTGCTAGTTCAGTTAGAGTATCGGTTTATATAGCTGTAGCAGGCCTTGAACAAGGACCTACTGGACCTACGGGACCAACTGGGCCCACAGGATCAACTGGAACAGCTGCTACAATCACCGTTGGTACTGTCTCTGCTGGCACAGCAGCTGTAACTAACTCGGGCACATCATCAGCTGCAATCTTAGATTTTACATTACAAACAGGCCCAACAGGCCCTAGTGGCCCAACAGGCCCTAGTGGCCCAACAGGTTCCGAAGGGCCAACTGGTCCAAGTGGAATGGCTATTCAAGGAACAGCACCTGTTAGCACTAGCGTTATTTGGGCTGACACTTCAGTAACTGGTGTTGCAGTAGTTCCTACAGGCGGTACAACTGGTCAAATGTTGACTAAAAGTTCCGGTACTGATTATGACACTGCGTGGAGCACTCCAGTTACCTCTTCTGATTTATCCCTAAAAGCAAACCTTGATTCTCCTACTTTTACTGGCATAGTAACAATACCCGCAGGTGCTTCTATATCTGGTTTTGCTACTCTTGCTTCGCCAACTTTTACTGGAACAGTAACGATTCCAGCAGATTCTATAATCTCTTTGCCAAAAATTGACAATTTTAAATTAGGCTATACAACTACAGCAACGGCTGCTGGAACAACTACTCTTACTAATGCTAGTAATAACCAACAGCTATTTACAGGTACTACAACTCAAACTGTAGTAATGCCAGTTGCTAGCACAATGACCGTGGGCACTAGGTATATAATTGAAAATAACAGCACAGGAAATTTAACCGTCAACTCTTCTGGGGGCAACTTAATCGCTACTGTATTCCCTGGAATGAGCATTAGAGTTATTTCAATACTTGCTTCAGGAACAACTGCAGCTTCTTGGGATTCGGAGTATGCTGGCTTTAGTAGTATCACAGGCACGGGGTCAGTTGTAATGTCAGCTTCACCTACTTTGACTGGCACTCCACTTGTTGCGGCAAACTTTAGTCCATCGGCAACAAATACTTATGACCTTGGTACTACATCTTTGCGTTGGCGCAATATTTATACTCAAGACTTACATTTAAGTAATGGCATTGGTGATTATACAATAGTTGAAGGTGAAGAAAGTCTTTATATAGTAAATAATAAAACTAGTAAAAGTTTTAAGTTTGCTTTAATAGAGGTTGACAGTAGCGAAGTTCCAAAGTTATCTGAGACATAAATGAAAATTGTAGTAATTGGTGGTGGCACTGCTGGTTGGTTAGCCGCTCTTATGATTAAGAAGGTTCAAGGCGATAGTCATTCTGTGACCGTAATTGAATCTAGCGACATTGGGATTATAGGTGCTGGAGAGGGAAGCACGGGTCAGCTTGTAGATATTATTCGTGGTATTTCTTGGGACTATGGTTGTAATGAGGCAGACTTCTTTATTGAGACTGGCGCTACAGTAAAATTGGGCATACTTCACAAGGATTGGAAAGAGCTTGGTCACGAATATATTGCTCCTTTAGACGCAACTGCTGTGTCTTCTGTTGGCACCGATTACATAATGATGCATGCAATTATAAACGACTTACCAGTTCATACTGCTAGCACTAATGGATTTATGATTGAAAATAACTTATCATCTTTTTATTGGCAAGACGATAAAATTTTTAGCACCACATCACATGCTTATCATTTTGACGGTCACAAGGTAGGTAAATACTTTAAGAAGGTTTGTGGTGATGATGTTTCTATTATCGATGCAAAAGTTTTAGATATTAATTTAAACCAACTTGGCGAAATAGAATCATTAGTCCTTGACAATGGAATAAACATCGAGGCTGATTTTTTCATAGATGCTTCTGGTTTAAGTCGTTTAATCTCTAAAAAACTTGGGATTAAGTGGGAATCTTATAAAGATAATCTTCCAGTTAATACAGCAATACCTTTCTTACTTCCACAAGAAGAAGTAATTAGACCAGTAACCACTGCATGGGCACAGAAAAATGGTTGGATGTGGATGATCCCAGTAAATGGAAGAAGAGGATGTGGTTATGTATTCGACTCCAACTTCATATCTCCGACTGAGGCTGTCGATGAAATAGAACAAACTCTAGGCATGGAGATTTGTCCTATCAAAACAATAAAGTTTGAGGCTGGTCGTCTTGAAAAACTATGGCACAAAAACTGTTTATTTGTAGGTCTTGCGGGGGCCTTTGCTGAGCCATTAGAAGCAACAAGTATTCACTCAACAATTATTCAGTTAAATAACTTTATTTTCCACTACTTAAAAGACTCAAAAGAAGAGACGGTTAACAGCGGTTCAGAAAGTCGATATAACAAAAAAATGCGTCTTATGTATGACGATTTTAAAGATTTTCTTTCTGTCCATTACGCATCAAAAAGAACAGATTCTGAATTCTGGAAGTGGGTCTCTAGTGGAGGAACGCTGTCTGAAGGGGCAAAAGAAGTATTAGAGATTCAAAGATCCAAACTTCTTTCTACTGGTGACTTTAATCAATACTTTGGTTACGCAGGACCAGCTTTGTATAATTGGGTTCTTTACGGTCTTGGTTTTATAGACAAAAATACGGCAAAACGAGAACTTGACTTCTATAATCAATATGAACTTGGGCACACGGTGTGGAATATTAACAGCGATGCCATGAATGACATGGCATCTAAAATGATAGATAATACTGTTTTTACAAAAAATGTAAAGGAATACGCTGATGGCAATCTATTTTCCAAATAACACAATCACAGAAGTTGCTGCTGGAAAACTCTTGTTCCCTAAAAATATTGTTCAAGTAGTAGAATCAACCATTACGGCAACTCTATCTACAAATAACTGGGCTACACAAAACGAAATAGGCACCGTTTCCATAACACCGACTTCTGCTACGAGTCAGATTTTGGTCTATGTAAATATTGGCTTTCGTGGAGACATCGCTCAGGGGAACTGGTCATTAGGGTATTTTTGGGTAAGAAATAACACGAGAAATGCCGAGCTAACAAGAAGTGGGTGGAATGGTACTTGGCGACATGTTATCTACGATTGGTCTAAAAATTTTTTAGATTCTCCAGCAAGTACTTCTACACAGACTTATAGTTTACGTTGTGGCAACTACCCAACGGGCAACCATACTTTCAATACAGGTACCGCTGGAGACGGAATTTGTATTATTCGTGCTACGGAGTTTGCTGTCTAATGGCTATTAACTTTTCAAACAATAAAACTCTTTCAGAAGTTAGCAATATGATTTCAGCTCCTGGGCGCATTGTTCAAACGGTTCATACTATTAGCAACACTGGAGTAGCGACATCAAGCACTTCTCCAATAACAATTTTTACAAGCAACCCAATCACAATGACTAATGCATCAAATAAATTACTTATTGAGTTTCAATCAGATAACAGATCAAATGACTGGGGTGACGGAGTATGGAATCTTCATTATATGGACATAATTCACGTAGGGACAGGAACTCAACTTTCTTATTCTGGTTATAACGGAGAGCAAACATTTTGCATTCGCGGAATTCATAGAATTGCCGTTCATTCTCCCGGTTCAGTTGGCCCCCATACGTACACGATGCGTGGTTGGTCATACCAAGCAAGCTCTACTACTTTTGTTACTGGTTCAGATGGCTATGTTGCCTACATACGCATATCGGAGATTGCAGTCTAATGGCTATTAATTTTTCAGCAGGAACGGAAATATCAGCTACTGCAAGTGCTATCAATATTCCTGGAAGTGTTGTCCAATTTGTTGATAATACAACAACTGTAAGCGCAAGTTGTACTACTGCAGCATGGGTAGATATTCTTTCAACATCTATTACCACTAGTAAAGCTGGAAATAAAATAATGGTTGAGTACATGTGCAACCACAGAACCGACCAGGGAAACGGTGCATGGTGTTTAGTGTACCATCGCATTCTTTGTAATGGCTCTACGGTCATGTCAAGCGGTCACATGGGTGCTGCCTCTAACCATATTGGTTTTTATGGCCGAACCTTTTTATACACTGCTGCCAGTGTAGGAACATATACTTTTGTTGCTTCTGTGTTGGCCCACCAAGGGACAGCAAACATAGGTACGGCAGCAACTGGCGCAACGAATCAATACCTTCGTCTTTACGAGATAGGAACATAAAATGATTGGAATGAGAAAAGAAATAACTATTTCTTCAGCATTGATGGCTTTGCTACCTAAAGCAATGTGGTCCATCAGAGATAATGATTACGAAAAACTTGAATGGTACAGCGAAGACATTGAAAAGCCGTCCAAAGAAGAACTTGAAGCAAAGGTTGAAGAACTTCGATTAGATGAACCTTATGCTGTTTTAAGAGAAATTAGAGATTGGTATCTCAAAGAGAGTGACTGGACACAGTCAGCAGATGTTCGAGCTATCCGTGGCACCGAGTGGTGTTTCGCATGGGATGCCTATCGTCAAGAACTGCGTGATCTAACAGCAACTTGTACACCTTACTTTGAGGGAGATTCTCCAAGCATTATGGGTGTAACTTTTCCAGAAAAACCAGTATCATAGAAACTAATGTTTATAAAAAAAATCACTTCAGCATTAAAAATTATGTCGTCCACAAAATACTGGACAAAAGTAAACACCATTGAGGCATTGGGGTTTTCTACAAAGATTGCAATCATCTTTCCGGGTCTCTTATTTGAAAAGCAATGGTGGTGGCTTTATATTTTTGCCATTATCTCAAGTGTAAGCCTTATTTGGACTTCTACTAAAAAGACATTGCCAACTATTATTCTTTTTAACGTAGCCTGGATTGCGCTTGCTTCCCTAGCAATTCTTAAGCACTTATGGTAAAAAGTATGGTACTATACGGTTGTTGGTTTCATTAAAAGGAATTTAAATGACAGTTTTAAAAAAATATAACATAAGCACATCACAGTGGGAACCAATTGTTGCGGGCGTTGCTGGTCCAGTAGGTCCAGCAGGTCCAACGGGCCCAGCAGGTCCAACGGGTCCCGCCGGAAGCATTGGTACAGTTACGTTAGACGATCTTAATGATACTGTAATAACAAGTCCCGCAACCGGTCAAGTTTTAAGGTACAACGGAACGAACTGGGTTAACTATAATAATACCATTACTCTTGGTGGAAACTTTACTACCTCAGGAGCATATACAACATCTTTGACTGTAACAGGCACAACGTCTATAACTCTTCCAACGACTGGTACTTTGGCAACGTTAGATGGATCTGAAACTTTAACTAATAAAACCTTTACAAGTCCAATAACTAATACCCCTACTCTAACACTCTCATCTACATCATCTACAACAGATGCTAGAATTTCCTGGGATGCTACTAATAAGAAATTACAAGTTGGCAACGGAACAATATCTTTAGATTTTGCTTCTTCTAATGTTATAACTAATGCCGCAACTTTGACTTCAAATAACTATTTATTAGTTCTTGCTGATAAAGATAAATTAGTAGAAATGAATACAACATCGCCTACTGCTAACACTCTTACTGTTCCATTAGGAGATGGTTCAGGCACTGGAGCACTTGCCCCAGTAGCTTTTCCTATTGGTACACAAATTACGATTCTTCAAACAGGTACCGGTCAAACAACTATTACCCCAACTGCTGGCGTAACAATAAATGCAACGCCTGGGCTTAAGCTTAGAGCCCAATGGTCTTCTGTTACTTTAATAAAAAGAGCTACAAATACTTGGGTAGCACTAGGAGACTTGCAAGCTTAGTCTTTTTTGATACACCAAAAAGTAGTAGAGCACCAACGATAACCACTGGTTATTTCCATGACTCCATGAGGAAAGTCGTCATTAGCTGGAAAGCAAACAAATAATCCAGGTTCTGGCTTTACTAAAAGATCTTGATTTGGAAAGTATATTTCTCCCCCATCAAAATCGTCATTGTAATAAAGAACCGAACTAATATCTCTCGATGGATGTCCAGCTCCTGTTTTAAAGCCAACCTTTTCATTTTGAGCCGATCCATGATCAAGATGCACTGGCATTGAATCACCAGTCTTCATCTCTACT